GCTTGGCGGTCGCGCTCGACCAAGGCCCCTCGTTCGTCAACGGTATCGGCATCTGCCTGACCGGCGGCATCAACGACAACGACAACACGGTGGCGGCGGCCGGCGTGGCCATCTCGGTGTTCTTCAAATGAAGAACATCATCAGAATCCTAGTCGTGGTGGGCGCGTGCGGCTGGCAGCAGACCTCGGCGCAACTGCTCACGACCTATGTGGGTTCCGGCTCGTTCTCGGGACTTCCTGCCACCCCGTGCGGCACCGGCACGATTGATGTCAGTGGGACAAATCTGTGCATCCTTCCCTTAATGTTGGGGTTAGCCCGATGAGAAAATGGCTCCTGCGCGCCGTCTATGCGGCGCTCGTCCTCACCCCGGTTGCGGCCACGGCCGACTATTTGGCGACCGCCGGCGGCGCCACCACGGTGTTTGCCTTCGTCTGCTCGGCCACCAAGGTCTGCCCGGCCATGGTGCTGATCGACAGCACCAACGTCGAGAAGGCCACGGCCGGCAACCCGCTGCGCGTCGACCCGACCGGCACCACGACGCAGCCGGTGTCGCAGCCGACCGCCGCCAACCTCAACGCCACCGTCGTACAAGCGACTGCCGCCAACCTGAATGCTACCGTTACCGGCACCGTCACCGCCAACGCCGGGACCAACCTCAACACCTCCGCCCTTGCCACCTCGGCCCTGCAGGGCACCAACACCGCCACCACCGCCCACACCTGCTCCGTCGCCGGTTATTCCATTCTCGGTTGCCTGGGTCAGGTGGACGACGACCTCAAGGCTCCTATCCCCGCCGGCACCGCCCACATCGGCACGGTTGGCACCGCGCCCTATCCCGACACGGCAGTCCCCTACACCGCCACCGCGACCGGCACCACCGCCGCCACCACCGCGACCCTGGCCGGCGCAGTTTCCGTCACCACCTACATCTGTGGCTTCTCGATCCGTGCCAATGCCACTGCCGCCGCCACCGGCAACGCCACCGTTACCGGCGTCATCACCGCTACGCTCAATTTCACCCAGTGGACCGCCCCCAATGCCAGCGGATTGGGCGTGACGGAAATGGTCTTCACGCCGTGCATCCCGGCCAGCGCGGCCAATACCAGCATCGCCGTTGTGTCGGCCGCGCCCGGCACCGGCGGCGTCGTGTCCGTCACCGCCTGGGGCTACAAGCTATGAAGCCTCCCGTCTTCTGGACCCTCTGGTGGTTCGGCATTCTCGTCTGCCTAACCCCTGCGCTGGCCTTTTGGCAGACGCGCGATTCGACCTACAACCTCGTCGCCACTGGCGGCTTTTCCGCCTCTTGTTCGCAATCCGCCGCTTACATCGCCGCCACCTCGCTCGACGCCACCCACAAGACCGCCATCGACACCCTAATATGCGGCCGTGTCACCTCCGGCGTCTTCGCCAAGCTCGACGTTTGGAACATGCTCGCCACGACTAATGCGGCCGACGCGCGCGTCAACATGGTGACCCCCGGAACTCACGACACCACTCTTATCAGCACCCCAACCTTCACCGCCGATCGCGGCTACACCGGCGTCGATGCCTCGACCACCATCGCCCTCGACACCAACTTCAATCCCTCCACCGCAGGCGGCCACTACACACTGAACGCGGCCCACTTCTCACTCTGGAGCAACACCAACAATTTCAACCCAGCCAATAGCGATGTCGACATGGGTATTGTCGATGGCAGCACTCCTGTTGCTACATATATCTCGGCAGGACTGAGTGCTGCTTCGGCTGGCAACTCTGCGCTTGCTGTGAACGCTAACGCCTTCCCTAGCGGCAACACCCAAACCGACACTCTCGGCCACTACCTCATAACCCGCCCCAACGCGACTGGGGACATTGGCTACAAGAACGCGGTAGCCATATCCGGGTTCATGGGTAAAGGCGCCACTACGGCGATGACCAATCTTGATTTCTATGTTCTTGCCTCAAATACATTGGGTTCAGGAGTTACCAACGGCTCTCCTCGCCAGATAATGACATTCTCGATCGGCGGCGATCTATCCGGTGCCAACATCACCGACCTCTGCCACGCCACCAACGTCTACCTCACCACCATCGCAGGCGTATCCGGTGGAATATGCTGAACAGAAGGAAGATGCTGGCTGCTACGAGCTTGCTCGCAATATCGCTGGCCACGCCAGCTTTCGCGTGGCCCCGACATGGTGCTTCTGGTGGTGGCGGTCCTGCGGTCTTCGGCGGCAATCCGAATGTCACGATTATCGCCATCAACACGTCCGGCGGCATCGCGCTATCCCGCTCCAGCGGCCAGCTCCCGGCCTTCGTGCAAGTCTCGGCGATGAACATCACCGCCACTGGCACCACCCAACCCTACGAGGACTTGGAATACTCCTGGAACTTCGGCGACCCTGGCGGCACCGAGGTTTTCACCAACCCATCGATCTACCCCTATTCCACCGGCGGCCCGAGCGTCAACGCCAACACCGATCAGACCGGCCCCGAGGCGGCCTACGTCTATCGCACCGCCGGGTCCAAGACCATCACCCTGACCTGCCGCGGCAAGAACGGAGCCGGTTTCACCACCACCTCCGTCACTGCCACATTCACTGCCAGCACCTTCAATGCCACCGGCCTTGAACTCTGGATCGACTCGACCGCAGGCGTTAATGGAAATGGGCTGTCTCCCGCTACTCCGATGAACAATCTAGGCTCTGCGTTCACTGCGACAGCAGCGATTGCAGTGCCGTTCCAGAATGTCGCGTGGCACCTGAAGCGAGGTTCCAATTTCCTGAATGGCGCTGCTGGCATCGGCAACGGGAACACCTTGCCCGTGAACGGTTTCAGAGTCGATGCCTACGGAGCGGGTGCCGATCCCATCCGCGAGGACAACGTCAACGCCTATGGTCCTATTCAATTCAGTACCGGGTCAGGCGGGTCAACCGGCGGTGTCAATCTCCGAGACATCGTCATATCTAATGTTCAAGGAATCGCCGGCAGCGGCAATACTGGGGACCATGTCGTAGGACTTATCGGACAGAATGACGACCCGGCCTTGATAGTCAGCGATTTCTACTTTGACAACGTAACTGCCGTAACATCGATTGGTGTTCCGAATGACATTATTGCATTGAGCACCAATTCTGGTTTCAATATGGGGAATGTTGTTAGAAATGGTTTTTGGAAATGCACCTCTACCTGCCCTATTTCGGGGGGCGCTAATAATCGCATGGGAATTTATTGCGGCACCAGCAAGTGGCTGTTCATCATGGGGTGCAGCATCACCGGACAGGGCACTGGCGGCGCCCAGGATCATCATATTTATCCGGTGGTGAAAGAGAATTTCCTTTGCCGATGGATCAATTTCGGCAGCAGCATCGTGGGGGGAACTCCCACTCGATCGTATTGCATAAACGGAGATTGGGTAAATCTAACTTCCTCATACAGCGAATACAGCCTTATGCCTGAAGCGAGCATAACCACAGGCGTTTTGAATGTTATGCAGACAGGAAATGCTAGCCCTCCATGGCAAGTTGGAATGACATTGTATGACGCGAGTTCCAACTCAATCCCTAATGGTGTAACGATTACATCTTTTGGGACCGGAACAGGCGGATCGGGAACCTACAATATAAGCAACAGCTCGTTCTCGATAGCTAGCTTTACTTGTATCGGAGTCGTGGCCACGGAAATTGCTCAATGGTGGTGTGTGGACAGCAACTATATGTTCGGAACTCAGTATGTGCTCGACATGGACGATGGCTTCAACAATCCTCTGGCTGTGCAATGGAAGAATACCGTTTCACAAAAGAATGCAATCGCTAGCCTGTCTTTGGGTGCGTTCTTTTTCTCCAGTTGCCTCACCGGTACGTTCAGGGACAATCTGGCTTGGGGCATCATGGGAGCGGGGTTCATCAATCCCAGCATAAGCCCTGGCAACGTAGCTGCCAGCATGGCCGCCAATTGTCGTTACCAGGCGTACCGAAACAAGATTTACCAAGCGGCCGGAGCGACGTTTGCCATAAGTAATTCCGTAGCTTTAACCGCGACCAAGCCGATCGTTTTCACCGACAACCAGGTCGAGGACACTCGGACTGGGAGCACTTGCGATATTATCGAATTGGTGTCTGGGCAGAACACCACCTCCATCATCGACCGCAACAACTATCTGTGCCCAAATGCCACCAACGGCGGGACCGCCGCCTCGCAGTTCAACAAGGACAACGGCGTCGTCAAGACCTTCACCCAATGGCAGGCGCTGGGCGGAAACTTTGACCCCAACTCCACCGCGACCACCGCCGCGTTCCCGGTCTGGATCAATCCCTCGATCGGGCACTTCACATGACCTACAAATACCATGGTAGGATAGGCACATGGCCAGCACATATCCCAATCCCGCCTCCATCAAGACCCCGCCGGTCGGCACCACCAGCGTGCAGATAGCGCCGCAGAACCTGTCGCGCAGCGGGCTCTACGTATTCAACTTGTCGGGTAGCGTCATCTGGGTGTGCCCCGGCGTGAGCACCGACCAGCTACCACTCGCGGCGGTGGTGGGCGGCATCGGTTCCACCTCCATCCTCCCGAGCAACGGGCTGGTATTTCAGGAATTCACCGGCGCGATGAACGCCATCGCGGTGTCAGGCAGCGGCAATCAGGTGACGGTGTGGGAGTTCTATCACGGCGGCCCCACCTCGGTGATCAGCGCCGGCGGCGCCAACAGTGGCGGCGGCGGCGGCGGTGGCGGCGGCGTCCCAGAGGCCCCGCTCGACGGGTTGCTCTATGGCCGCCAGAACGCAAACTGGAACCAGGTGCCGTTCGGCGTTTCCGAGGCCCCGCTCGACGGCAACATCTATGGCCGCGACAACGCCGCCTGGGTGCAGCTCACTCCCGCAGCCAACGCCGCTCCGTTCGACGCCATGGCTTACAACGGGATGCAGGTGAACGGCAACGGTGAGGTCAGCCAGGAGAACGGGACCACGACAATCTCCGGCGGCGCGGGCGGCACCACTGTCGGCAAATACATCGCTGACAGTTGGTTGGTGGGCTCTTTCGGCGCGCAAGGCATCACGTGGGCCGGGGCAGCCGGAGCCGGCCCGACTCCCCCGCCAGGCTACAAGGGCAGCGTGACGGTTTCGGCCGCCGTCGCCAACATCACCCCGACAGTGAACGATTTCCTGGAGATTACGAATTTCATCGAGGGCTATCGGTTCTCGCGCATGGCCTGGGGGACCGCCGGCGCGCAGTCGATTTCCATCGGGTTTTGGATCAACGCGGCTTTCACCGGTCTGTATTCCCTCTCGCTGCGTTCCGATAGCGCCACCCGTTCGTTCGTGTCCGGCTTCAACGTGAATGCCGCCAATACCTGGGAATGGAAGACTTTCACCATACCTGGCGACACGGCTATCAGCGCGAACTGGCTTTCCACCAACGCCGTTGGCCTCAACGTCTGCATCAACTTCTCATGCGGCACCGCTCGGCAGGCCACGCCGGGGGCGTGGTTCAACGGGAGTTTCCAGGGCGTGACCGGCACCACCAACACTATCCCCTTGACCGCGCGCTTCTCTGTGACCGGGCTGATTGTTGTTCCGGGAACCCAGCTTCCGCCATCGAGCCGCGCGCCGCTCATCATGCGGCCGTATGACCAGGAATTGAAGGTATGCCGACGCTACTGGCAGAGCCTTGGTGGGGATGGAACCACCAACTTTCCAGTGCTGGGAGGAGCGGCTACTGCCGGAAGCCAGACATTCTATTTTAGTTTTTCATTTAGTCCACAACTGCGTACAACACCTATAGCTACAAAAAATGGAACTTGGACTTTGAATAATTGCAGCCAGCCGGTCGCTGGGGTGGTATCTGCAGGCGGCGTTACTATAACTACTACGTCTTCCGGTGCTGGAGGATTTAGTCTTTTTCCGCCTTCTGCAGGAATAAATTTCAGCTTTGACGCGAGGTTCTAAACCGTGACCTGGCCCGTCAACTTCGGCAATCTGTTCGGCGGCAACCAGCAGCTGTCGCTGTTGGATCAGCAGTTCCAGCAGACCGCGCAGATGCTGGAAATACCGTGTTCGGCCTCCGGCGCCACCGCCATATCGCTCACACCCCTGGTCAATTGCCCGGTGCTCACCGGCTACACCGAGTTCTGCGCCGCGCGCTTTCGCGCCGCCGCCAATTCCGGCGCCGGCGTCACCGCCCAAGTCAACGGGTTGGGGTTCCTGCCGGTGTACCGGGCTGACGGCGTCACCCAGTGCGGCCTCAACGACCTGGTCCTTGGCTTTGAATACGTGGTGCGGTTCAGCCAGGCGCTCGGCGGCGGCGTCGGCGGTTGGTTCCTGGAGGCCCCGGCGTTCGGCAGTCCAGGAACCGGTGGCACCGGGCTCAACGGCATCCCCGGCGGCCGCTTGACCCTGCAATCCGGCGTTCCGGTAATGTCTTCCACCGTCAATTCCACCACCATCTACTACGCCCCCTACGTTCACCCGTTCGTTCCCATCTACAACGGCAGCAGTGTGCAGATGTACCAGTACACTGCAGGCTTGGCGGACACGGTGGGGCTGTCCTACCCGATGGCCAACGCCGCCGTGTGGCCCAACAACAACATGTTTGACGTATTCGCCACCCTCGTAGGGGGGGCTCCGGTACTTTGCACCGTGCAATGGACGAGTCTCACGGCCCGCGCCACCGGGCTTGCCGTCTTCGGCGGCATGCTGACCAATGCTGCGACCACCACCGCGCGCACCAATTCCACCACCACCATTACGTTGAGCGCCAACCAAGGCAGCTATCTCGGTACTTTCAACACGGTCAACGATGGCCAAGCCATATGGCTGTTCGGCACGGCCGCATCGGGCGGCGGTGGGGCTAATTTAGGCATCTACAACTATTACAATCAAGTCCTGATCAATACCATCGTCACCGACAATGGTGCGCCCTACACCTACACCTCCGGCATCGTCAGGCCGGGGCGCGGCAGTTTCGGCAATGCCATAAGCTTCGTGCAGGGGACATCGGAGAGGGCGGCAATTTTCACGCGCCGCGGCGGCGTCACAACTGCGGCGGCACTCGGGGCTGCCGGTATTACCGGCATCGGCGTTTCGTCCGCCGCCTTCAACGAAAACTCTCTCGTGCAAGTAACAACGGCCAACGCCATGAACACCACGCTGATGTCGTCGTTCCAAGCCAGCTTCACCGGTCTGGCGACTGTCTACGCCCTGGAGAGCAGCGACGGCAGTCATGCCAATACGTTCGACAACGGCTCCAACGACCAACTGATCGGGAGCATGTGGCTGTGAAAATAGAGAACCTTGCCGCCTACGACGCCGCCATCCGCGCGGTCTGCCCGCACATCGACGGCGTGGCGGCCGATGGCGAAATCCACTTTCAGAAAGAGGCTACCGCCGAGCAGAGGGCCGCCGCTGCCGCCGCCGCGGCGGCTTACGCCGATCCCGCGCCCGCTCCCATTCCAGACCTACAGTTGCTAATTGAAGAACTGGTGCGTCTGAAAGTCCTGCCTGCCGCAAGTACAGTAGCAGTTCAACGACCTCCTGCTGCACCCATAGTTCCTCCGAAAATCGCATTGGCGTAGTCATCGCGTATGGCCTCCATTACAGCGATCTCGCGCTCGGCGTGGAACGGCTTCATCTTCCCCGACGCGACCCATTTGGCGTAGACATTGCGGCGCATCGCCAACTCTTTCTCGATGGCCTTGAGCTTCTCCTGCGTGGTGAATTCGGTCACGCCACCTCTCCGGTTTCGGGATTGTGCTCGCCCACCGCCTCGTCGCGAGCGATGTCGGCGTCGGCCTCGTTCATCAGCTCGCGCAACTCGGCCCCGTGCGGCACCAGCGCATCGCGCTGCGCCTGCGTCAGCGGGCGGTAGAACGCGGTGAACTCCTTCGATCCGCGCTTGGCAAAGGAACGGGCCGCCTCCAGCAACTCGGCGGCCGGCTTGACCGGCGGGGGCTCCGGCTTCTGCACGACATCGGGGCCTGGCTCGGGCGGCTTGCGCGCCCCCGGAATCGACTCCACCTCCTCCTCCGAAAGCCAGCCGAGGCCGCAGATGGACAGCGTGGCCCGCCGCTTGGCCTTGGTGATGCACTTCAACTCGGCATTGGCGCGGGCCTCGCCCTTGAGGCTCTCGGGAAACGGCACCGCCCCCAATTCCTCGTCGCATCGGCCATCCGGCAGGCTGGCCTTCACATGAATTGTGAGAATGCCATCCGCCACATCGCGCGAGACGATCTGCAGCGACACTTTCTTGAGTTCCCGCAACTGGTCGGCGCAGTTGCGCAGCGCGTAGAGCTGCAGCTTGCCGTTCAGCACGATGTAGGCGAACGGCTGGGTGAGCGGATTGAGGCCGAGGCTCTTGCAGACCGCGCGGTAATGCTCCAGCCGTTGCGGGGCTGAGAGCTTGGACAGGTCGCCCTGCATCAGGGCCGACTCGATGGCGTCCTCGGCAGCCGACTGCTTTATTGGGATAGTCATCTATTTGTCCTCTCTGAGGCTGAGTCGCCCCGCCCTGTCTCTGGTTATCCTGCAGCCTGCCCCGAATGCCTTTTTTACATCGCTGTCAACCATTGCCTTCAATATCTTTTCGCTGTCTTTGTTGCTGGCAGCGGCCTCCTTGGTAGTGAGCCACTCGAACGCCGCATCACACCATTTGTTGCTAGTGCTCATATCCACAATCTTGGTGGGGTCAGGTTCAGGTGGAGGCGCAGCATCAAGCGCGAACGGCGGCACCCGCATCCCCACACACATCATGAAACTCTCGGCGCGCGTCACCATCTCGGCAATGTAGGCATCGTCCCGGTCGATGTATTCGACAATGGGCTCGTTCGCCCCCATGATGATGGACAAGGCGCAGACCTGGGTGTTGGTCACCCACATCTGCCAGTGGCATTGGGGCGCATAGCGGTCCATCAGCACAGGGTCGATCGGCTCCCGCCCACCGCAGTGCTTTGCCTCGACGCAACACTTCAGTGTTTCGTCAAAACCGTCCAACGTCGCCGCCGCCCAATCGTGCTTCGGATGAACAACAACCTTCCCCCGTCGTGTGAGCAGATAACCGTTCTTTTTCTCGTACCAATTCAATGAGAGAGGTTCGGTGCAGATACCTAATTGCACGGCCCAGACATCGGACAGGTCCTCCTCGATCTCCTCCCCGATCATCTCGCGGTACAGCCGCATGATGCCGTCGCGGTCGCCGCGCATCAGCACGCCCACGCGGCTAGCCGTCATCTTGCCGCGCCGCGCCGCTATCTGTTCAGCCGTCAACATCGATTGCGTCCTTTCCCGGTTGTTCGTTCTCCGCATCGAAATGATCGTAGGCGTTCGCCAGCAATTCGAGGAAGTTCTCGCGGCTGACGCCCAGCACGATGGCCGTGCAGACGATGAAATCGATGCCGGTCTCCCACGCATCCAAGTGGCGGTCGAATGCCCTGCGCAGGTTTCTTGCCGCCTTCTTGTCCTCCAATGCAGCCTCCCGATGTCAGATATTGACATGACACCATAGCGGGTCTATGTCAATCCCTGACAGGAGAAACCAATGGCAAATCGCATCATCAGGGACGCCAAGACGGCGGCGCAGCTCATGGCCATGCGGGTCGCACGCGGCGAAACCCAGGAGCAGTTCGCCGAGCATTTTCGCGTCGGCCGCACCACCATCCTGAACTGGGAGACCTGCGGCCCGCCGCTCAAGGGGCCGGTGCGCGAGTACGTGTTGCGCCGGATGCGGCAACTGCGTTCGGAAGCCAGGCTGCGGAAACCCCGGAACAAGCTATGAGCCCCACCCTGGAGCAACCCCCGCCTTCGCGGGGGCAGGCTAGCTGGACGCCCGAGATGGTGCAGGCCCTGCGCGACGGCGTGCGGCTGGGCCTCACCACCGGCGTCATCGCGGCCCAGATGGGCATCACCCGCAACGCCGTCATCGGCAAGGCCAGACGGCTGCACCTGTCCCTCACCCCACGCAAGCCGCCAGAGGAAGGCCCGCCGCCCCGGCGCAGCCGCATCAAACTGCCGCCGACCCCGCCGGCGCCGCCGTCCGGGGCGCTCGCCCCCGGCAGCATCCCGGTGGAAATCTGGGACCTCACCGATTTCACCTGCCGCTGGCCAGTCGCGGGCGATCACCCGCCGTTCTGGTATTGCGGCGCCCCCACCACCCCTCGCGAAGGAGTCTATTGCCCATGCCATCGCCGCCTCAACTCGCCGCCCTCTCGCTCCTCGCCGCCCTAGCGATGTTCTGGACCGGCCTGCTGCTGCGGCCGCCGCCGCCCGGCATCGATATGGACGAGGTTCCCTTGGGCGATCCGCGTCTGGCCGCCACCGCCAAGGACGACGATCGGGTGGCCTATCCCCGCCCTGCCCCCGCCACCTACCCGCTGCCGGACGCGCTCCAGGGCGGCACCGAGCCGGAGCCGGAACTCCTGTTCGACAAGCGCCCCCTCGTCGGCAAGATCCAGCCCAATGTCCCCGACAACCCGCTGTTCACCGGCGCGCTGGCGCTGCCCACAACCCCGATGGGGGCGCCCCCTTTCGGGCGCCCGCGGAGCGCCCCATGAGATCGTCCGCACCGTCCGCCCGTGCCGACCCGGTGTGCGGCCCCAAGGGGCGCAACTGGTTCACCAAGCCCAACGGCTACCGCTATTGGCGCTGCAACCGATGATAGTAATCCTCGCCCTGTTGCTGGTGCAGACGCCGCCCACGCGGCAGTGGTTCGAGAGCCTGCAGAACCGCATCGGCATCCCGTGCTGCTCGGTCGCGGACGGGCGGGCCGTGGCCGACCCCGACTGGCGGCGCACCATGGACGGCTACCAGGTGTTCTATGCCGCCCAGTGGTGGCCGGTGCCGCCGGAGGCGGTGGTTTCCGAGCGCAACCGCATCGGCCATGCCGTGCTGTGGGCCGTCGATGTCGGGGACGGCATCGCCATCCGCTGCTTCATGCCGGGCGCGGAAGGATAGGTATTGACGCTATACGAATGGCCGGCCATGCTGGCCATCAGCCGGGACAGCGGGTAGCTCCCGTTGCCTCGTTCCAAGGCTTACCGGCTGTCCTTTTCTTCTTCCGCCCTCCTGGAACGGGGCTCCCCTATGATTTCAATCCACGTCCTCAAAGCGTCTGGCCTGACCGACGAGCAGATCGTTCGCGTCCTGCAAACCGACGAGCGCGAAAGAATATTGCGCCGCCGCGAGCAAAACCGAATTAACAAGCAAAATCAACGCTCGCGTCAGCATGTCAGCGCTGACTTGATGACATCGAAATTTCGCCAACGAAATCATAGGGCGCGTAACGATGTCACGCGTGACATGCGTGACATGCGTGACCCCCCCATCCCCCCTTCTTCCCCTTCCACACCTACCCCTATAACCCCCCTTACCCCCCATTCCGAATTCCTGCGGAATTCGGCGTGGCCGCCCACCGGCGGCGAAACTGCCGGCCCAACGCACGCCGACCTCGAAAGGGAACTGTTCCGGCGCGGCAAGCAGATCTGCGGCGAAACCTCCGGTGGCCTCATCGCCAACCTTTTGAAATCACGCCAGCACGATGTCGCGCTCGCCCGCTCGGTGGTCGAACTGGCGGCCACCAAGCATGATCCTCGCGAATTCATCGCGGCAGCAGCCAAGAACGGAGGCAAAAATGGCCACCAATTCGGCAACGGGAGCGAAATCAAAGGCTCTGCAGCGGGGGACCGCTGCCGCGAACTCGCTGAGTTGGCCCGCGAGCGCGAACGTGAGGCAGGCGTCGGCCGACCGCCTGACCCTCTCCGAGGCGATTGATGCAGTCGGTCGCATGATCGACGCCTACCCCAACGGCAGGGCCGCCATCACGGATTCCTACATCGGCAACATGGCGGCCCTGCTGTGCCAATACCCGCGGGTGGTGGCGCTCCTGTGCGCCAACCCCATCAAGGGCGTGGCCACCAAGACCACCTTCATCCCGACCGTGGCCGAGGTGGTGAAGTTCTGCGAACCGCTCACCGCCGACCTCCTGCGCTCGGTCGCCCGCGAGAACCGCATCAAGGAGCAACTGGACGAGCGCGACCGCGTCGAGGCCGAGCGGGCGCAATGCCCCAAGCAGACGCTGGACGAACTCAAAACCGAAATGGCCGGGCGCGGCATCCACTGGCACAACACGCCAAAGCCCCACGGCGAGACAGCGGCAACCGTCCAGGCGAAACTGGGCCTCACCCCCGAGCAGTGGGCCGACCTCCCGGATGCCCCGCCACGGGGCACCTTCGACCGCCTGGTGGCCTCTCACCGGGGCCGCTGAGGCAGCCGCTGCGAGGGCGCCCAGAACACCGGCGGCGGCGGCTCGGGCGCGGGCGGCACCGGCGGCGGCGGTTCTGGCGGCAACACCGGCGGCGGATTGGTCTCGCGCAGCACCTCCACCAGCCGCATGATGCGGCCCCCGATCGCCTCGTCCACCCCGGCCAGCGAATTAGCGTCGCCACGCAGCTCCCGCAGCTCGAACGTGGCGGCCAGCAGGAGTTCGAGCGTGCGCGTGACCTTCACGTGGCCGGCCGCCAACTTGCGGGCATGGCGCGCCCCGATCCCGAGGTTCTTGGCCGCCGTGGCCTCGTTCCACCCCAATTCGCGGATGAGGCGGCGATAGGTGTTGGCCGGCATGTGGCGCATTTAGCAACCTTTCCAAGTGGTTGGATGATTTTCACGTACCAGGGGGGCCGGGGCTCGGCGCCCCCTCGGTTTCGCTTAAGTTGCCCCCAGGGGCCATTGCCATTTTTGTCCCCCGCGAAAAAGTTAGGCCATTGATGGGACTATTGTTTCTCCCGTCTTCCCACTTTCCTCCCACTTTCCTCCCACCGTCTTCCCACCCGTTCAACGGATGTGCCTACGGACAAATCCGCACACGCCGCATGGTGCGGCGCACAACGCAAAAAGGGGAGGACGCGGCGCGAGCCGAGCCCCCCCCTTCCCTCAGATAGCCGCCAAACGCCCTAGGATGGCCGCTGGCGCGAGAATGAGAGGGTACCCTCCCCAGGGTGCCCGCTCACGTAACCCTATTCAGCGGCCATCTCTGGCCGTTTCCGTATATCGCCAATTAGAGCGCAGTCGCGAGCCGCCTCATGTGCCTTCTCCCGCTCTTTGCGTCGAGACGGGTGCGAACGCCCTTTCGCTGCTCATGGCATGGCCAGGAGCAGGATGGAGCTCCACGCGAAGACCAGGAACGCGGCGCCCGCGAGCAGGATGACGGCCCCGGCCACATCGATGCGGCTCATGTCCGCACCGCCTTGACGGTGGTGATGATTTCGGAATTGTCCGGCCGTGGTTCATGTTCGGCGCGAACAAAGACAATGCCACTACGGGCATATACATGCACGGTGGTAAATTCTCGCCATGCTCGTCTTTCGGCATGCGCTATGGCGTCACTCAGGAGGCCATTGGGATAGCTGACATCGCCCGCTACATCGATGCGGCTCATGCTGCGCTCCTGTGCCAGCGCGAATCGTTCAGGCGGCGGCACGCCACGACCTCACCGGCATTGTCACGAATCACGATTTCATGGTTGCGGATTCCGTCGCCGAATTCCTTGTTCGCCTGCAGCATGGCAATGCGCAGCGTTCCTTCAATGTCGATGACAGGCGCCTGACTTATGGACCAATGGCGTATGGTTGCCGTGTATTTCGGCATGGTCGAGTCCTTTCCAGGTTCGGCATGATCGCCGGTAATGGGGCCCGCTGCTGCGCAGGAGAGCCCCATTGGCTGCAATCAGGCTTCGTCGGGGCTGCTGCTGAATACCCCTTCGCGGGCGTCGGCGAGGGCCTCTGCCTCCGTATCGAATGGCCCAATCGGATCGCCATCGGGGAGACAGCCAGGAAAACATGCTTGCCAGTACCAGCCCCCGGTCAGGCCTTCCTGCTCAACAAGAGCCTCAAGCATGGCTTCGCGGACGCGGCCATTCATGTTGGCAAGGCGAAATTCTGGGCGTTTCATCATGTCCCAGATTTCATCTTCCAGCAGCTCGGCCTGCTCCTGGGCTGTCATCTGGAATGTCTCGATGTTCGGGAGGGCGTGCGGGTCTGATTCGCGGGTCGGGTCGGAATAGTGCTGGCTCATGGTGGAGTCCTTTCCGGGTTGGGGTTGATGGTTAAACGCGCATTGCGATAAGAGCAGCGATAATCTCGCCAATAGATTGCCCGCGCCACAGCCGCTGCAGCGCAATTGCCTTCTGAAACGGAGCAGGCTTGTAGCCAGTCACCGAAAGCCATTCGGCGGAGAATTCGTCGATTTTGGCCTTGTCTTGCGGTGTCATAGGAGAGGTCCTTTCCGGTATCGGTTCCGGCCGGCGGCGCCAGCCCGTGGTTTGCTTCAACGTCAGCATCCTACTCGGCCATATTGGCCGTGTCAAGCGACATGTCACCATTCTATCCCCCCCTCCGCATGATCAATCGTCCAAATCTGCAGGCCGACGGCACAGGACATGCAATAATTCTGTGGATTGCCTAAATATTCCCCGAGTTATGGAACATTTCCCCACCTGGTTAGTGGACAAGATTAAGGCAGTTGTGCTATCTCGCGCGGTACCGCCCGCCCGCCTCTCTGCCTGCCCTGTAGGCGACAGCCGAAAGGGATGCGATGCTCGACAGAGAGCAAGTGCTGGCTGAAAGAGCGCCTCTGTGCTGCACTGCAGCATAGAGCCAGACGAGAGGCACATGGGCCGTGCTTGTGGCACTAGGCCTGACATTCCCGGTTGCTTCCCCGGTGCTTCCTGTTCTGCCTCTCGATTCGGTTTCCCTCTGAATTCGTTGGGTATTCCGCTGCCGTGACGCTGTGTGCTCCTCAGCGTACCGGGCGGGAAGGGGCCTGGCCGCGACGGTGCGCGCGAGCCCCCGCCAAGCCCCCTGGGGCCTGAGGAGGCGAGAGCGGGCGCCCATCCTATTCCCCGCCGCAGGAAAAAACGGCAGTCGTGAGAGCATGTACGGACTGTGGCAACCGAGAGTTCGGCGGTGGTTGGGTTAGGGTGGTGATGGGCTACGGCACTGCTGATTTGCCTCAAGCACGTCAGGCGTTGGGTTTTGGTGAAGGGTGTGTCATCTTTGGTGTTGCTTCTCGCCATGCGACGGGAGCACGGGCCGGGGCTGCAGCTTGCGGACACATCAGGATGTTTACATCCGTCTTGGCGTGTCATGGCGGCTGCGGCTCCGGTCTCCCCCGACATTGTTGTTGACAGCCGTAAGGCGACATGTCAGTTATTGACTCATGGGTAGGGCGACGACGACACGGTTTCTTCTTGCTGCTGGGCGTAAGCCGACGAAGTACGGCAACCGGCGTGTGGAGGTGGACGGCATCTGGTTTGACTCGCAGGCCGAGGCCAGGCGTTATGGCGAGCTGTTGTTGCTGCAGCGGGCCGGGCAGATCACGGATTTGCAGGTGCATCCGCGGCTGGCGTTCGAGATCGAGGGCGACACGATGTTCGTCTACATGCCGGATTTCGAGTACCTGGATATGGTTCCGCCGGTCCCTGTCTATGTGTACGAGGACGTCAAGCAGCCGTTCACCTGCACGGCGGTGTATCGGCTGAAGCGCAAGCTGATCGAGCGGCAGCACGGCATCACCATCACCGAGATCATGACATAAGGGCGTTCACGCCCGTCTTCGCGAGATAATGTAATGGCCAATCCAGTCATCATCGAGCGTGCGCTCACCACCACCGGCCTGTTCGGCCTGTTGCTGACCGACGGCACCCTGGTGGGCATCAGCCACATCGACGCCACCAACAACTATGGGGGGTCGCTTTGGCTGGACGTGGAACTGCTGTCCGCCACCTCGCCCGAGATGCAGTTGCTCAAGGCCAACGGCTATGTGGTGCAGGGAGCGGCCTCACCGCAGTTGAAGGCGTCGATCAACATTCTCGGCGTGGCCGGCGTGTTCCAGTTCCAACCCACATGAGTTACATGGTTGAGGAAGTATGGTTTATGCGCCGCATGATGAACGACGAGTGGTCGTTCGGTCTGCTGACGAGCAACGACACCGTGATCTGCATCTCGCGCATCAACGGCATTCACGAGCCTTGGATCGACGTGGACTTGCTGCCGCATGATGAGCACATCAACGCCGTGTTGCGGAAGTGGGGACTGCATCCGGTGTTCGCTCTAACCAGTCGTCTCACTTGCAGCGTTCGTCTGGACACCATCGTGGCCGCCTTCGAGTTGGCCGACACCTGAGAGGAGGACTCTATGGGAGATGAGCACGAGGACGAGGACGTGACGGCGGCGTTCGTCAAGGAGATGGGCGAGTTGCTGGAGCAGGTGTCGGACGGGCTCGACGCCGTCGCGATGGCGATCGACAAGCTCACCGCCATGATCGAGCAGAAGATGAATCAGTTGGTGGCGAGTGTGGACGCGCAAGGACACCTCTGATGCTCGATGAATCCGCTCATTGGCTTGGCGTGCCGGCGGCGGCGATGTCCAAGGAGGATTTCCGCTCCGCGCTGGTCTACAAACTCCACGAGTTGCACATTTGCTACTCCGTCATGACGGTCGAGCAAGCTCGGCAAGTTGCGGCGCGAATGCAGGACATCCCGGTCCCGGTCATGACGGCGACGATAGATATGACGGGGTCAAGCAGCGAGGAAAGGACGAAGTCATGATCAGTACCGAGACGGTGGAGCGGTTCGAGGTGTCGTTCCGGCACTTCATGGAGAAGGTGCCCGACGTATTGGCCGACATGCGGGAGACGGCGGAAGCCAAGGAAGCGCTGGACCGGGAATGCGATGATCTGCGCCGCACCTTGGACTCACTGAACGTCGCCTTGCAGGACTTGCGCAACGACAAGAAGGTGCTGGGCGAACGGATTGGGCAGTTGCTGCGGGAGAACGCCCGGTTGGAGCAGTTGCTCTCCCACATCGGGCAGAGCATCAAGGAGGCGCGCCCGGTGCAGGACGGCATCGCCGCCCTGCAAGGGGACGGCATGAAGCGCCTGCAGGCCGGCCGCGAAGGCGGCGACCGGTACGAAGACATATGACGCGGAGCACGGTAGCGCAGATGCTGGAGGCTTCCTTGCTGGCGTCTCCCAATCGTGACCTGGATTCACATGGGGAGCCGGCCAACGTGGCGGATGGCCTGTTCGCCATTGCCGACGCGCTCAACCGAATCGCGGCGGTGCTGGAGCAGAAAGCCGTGGATGACGCAATCTAGGCACCCGTCCTTTCCGCGGGTGGCCGGCGGCTCGTCTGGATAAGCAAGGCCGCCTCGGTGGGTGCCGCCCCCTGGGCCTGTCCCAGGGGGTAGATAGAGCCGACAAGGCGGCCAGCGCCGGCATGTCAGGAGGAAGCATGCAGCTCTATTACATCCATCACCGGCAGGGGCGTGGTCTTCCGGTCTTCGCCGAGGGCGTCAACAGCAGGGCGGCGCTTGTTGGTTATCTGCAGGATCACGGCCTTCCTGACGATGGGCTCTACGATGTCTGGCCGACCGTCATTCCGGTCATCAACAACGAGAACTGGTGAGATACAACGAAATTGGGGCGCAGACAGCAGGTGAGCGCACCGGACGAATAGTTATGAGGAATAAAACTTGAGCCGGATTGAGCACCTAGCGGAAGGCGTGACGCTGTATCTCGGCGACTGCCGGGAGATATTGCCGACGCTGGGCAAGGTCGATGCCGTGGTGACAGACCCGCCGTATGGTTTGGGCGACAAGTGGCAAGGCGGGAAAGCTAAATGGCCGCTCCACCACCAAGACGGCATGGCCTGGGACGCATGTACGGTCGATTATGTTCTAGAGCTTCCGAGCATCGCCACTCATGCCGTCATTTGGGGCGGCCATCTTTATGCGCTTCCGCCCACCCGAGGTTGGTTGGTTTGGGACAAGATTGTTCGCAACTTCACGAGCGGGCATTGCGAGTTCGCATGGAGCACGCTCGATCAACCAGTTCGCGCTTTATCCCTTGCACATTCTGAATTGACCCCAACTGGCGACGGCAAATGGCATCCAACTCAAAAACCGATTGCGTTGATGAAATGGTGTCTTGGGTTTCTCCCTAACGCCAGCACCATTCTCGACCCCTTCATGGGCTCTGGCACCACTGGCGTTGCCGCCGTCAAGCTCGGCCGCCGTTTCATCGGTATCGAGATCGAGCCGAAGTATTTCGACATCGCGTGCCGGCGCATCGATGAGGCGATGAAGCAGCCAGACTTGTTTATCGAGAAGCCGAAGCCTGCGAAGCAAGAGGATTGGCACGATATATGGGCCAAGCCCTTCGACTTCTCGCAAGAACCGGGGCGCACATGACAGAAGTGGAAACCAGAGAGGATGATTGATACTGGCATCGAACGCTTCCACCTGCCGGAAGGCAAGACGTGGAAGGACGTCAAATGGGGCACGTTGTTCTTGGCATTCAAGGACGGGACTTTCGATAGCCTCGACTACGACGAGCGCCCTCAAGATACGGCAAGTCCTGATGCTGCCGAAGACAAGTCATTAGGGGCAACAATTGAACCATAGGATACTACAATGAGACATCTACTTGCCACGACCGCCAACATCAGGCTGTTCACAGCTGTCTTCACGGCTCTGGCGGCGCTATCAGTACCGGCCTCGGCCGCTGTCCTGGACTGGAACTTCCAGGACCATCTCGGCGCGCTGCCCAACACGCAGACTTTCACCGCAGGCGGGCTTAACCTCACCGCCCGAGGCTTCACGTCGAGCGATGCCGGCACCGCCTTGTACGGCAAGAACGGCGGCGGCGACGAGAACGGCCTCGGCCTCGCCAACGACACCTCCGGCGATCACGAAATCACCGGCGGTAACTTCATTGAAATCCACCTGACCGACATCCTGCAATTCCTCACTCCCGACGGCTTCACGTTCCAAATGGGTTCCACGACCCAGAACGAAGGCTGGAGGGTGTACGGTACGCAGGACGGTGACCCGTTCAGCCTGGCGAACCTGCTCGCCAGTTCCACCGATCCCGGCGGGCAAGAAGGCTTCCACTCCCTGGCCGGCAACTACGACAACTACCTGTTCTTCTACAGCGGCCTTGGGGTCAACCAGTGCGGCTCCGGCTGCAACGCCAACGTGCTGCTGCGGAACTTCGACGCCACCTTGGCGCAAACACCGCTGCCGGGCGCTCTTGGCTTGTTTGCGGCCGGGTTGCTTGGTTTGGGTGGCTTGGTGCGAAGCCTCCGCAAACAGTGTGGCGTGGCGTAGTGCAAGAGTAGGCTTGCGTAGTGCAAGAGTAGGCTGACGTTGCTTCCCGCTCCGTCAGCGTACAGGCCCGCCGGGATGATACCGCCATCCATCGGCATCCCGCCCGGCGGGCCACTTTGTGAAAATGCGCTCCGCCGGGGCACAGAAACGCGGCAGGAAACCCAACGAGCCCGCGAAATAATCGACCATATCCGCGAATTTCATAGAAAAAAATACCTTATAAATCAATGCTTGCGGCAATATCGCGCGATTAGGCCGCGAATTTACCGCCAGAAGCGGCCCGCATCTGACAGAAAGTGCGAACCAGTTGACAGATGAGCGCACTGGACGCCGGGCGAGCCTCGCGCCCTATGTATAATGAGTTGACCGGGGGAGGACAGGAATGCGGCTCGAGCGCCCCGCCATCGTTGCCGGAGCCATTTTCATCGCCATTGTGGTGGCGATGCTGGTGATATACTTTGGCGTTCCGCTGCCTCCCGCGCCGGAGTAGCCATCCTGTCCTGAAAGGACGGCGCCGCCATGATCGGCACCCTCGTCGGCCTCATCTTTCTCTGTATCATCATCGGTTTCGTCTGGTGGGCCGTGGTCGGCAAGCTGTTCCCGCTGATCTCCCCCTACATCGGCCAGCCGTTTATGACCTTCATCCAGATCATCCTGGCGTTCATCATCCTGGTGGTGGTGCTGTACGTCATCGCCACCATGCTCGGCTTCGCCGGCATCCACGTCGGCGGCCCGTTTGGCGGCAGCCTGCGATGACCTCCTTCTCCGGCAAGATGTCCACCTTCGGGGGGCCGCACGACACCGGCGTCTCCCCGTCCGAGGGCCTCGCGCTGTGCGAGCCGTCCGAAATCAACAAGTTCGCCGGCTACTTCCTTCCGAAACAGCCGGCCGGCACCACCGGATTGGCGCGGCGCCTCGATCCCACCTCGCACTACATCGCCATGCGCTGGAACTATTCCGTCACTCCGCGCTCCTATCTGCAGACCATCAAGGTGCAGGTCAGTGCCAACAACAAGATGCTGGCCGCCCGCCCGGTCGACTGGGGACCCAATGTGGATACCGGCCGCATCTGCGACCTCAGTCCCGGCTTGGCCAAGGCTTTGGGCCTTGAGACCGACGACCACTGCACCGTCGACGTGCCGCTGCTCAAGGGGTCAGAGCATGGCGCGTAAGGGCAACATCAAGGTGGCGCTCGGCCCGGAGGAGATGTCGGGGCTTGCCCCCGCGGATGCGGGGGTCGAGGTCGTGGCGATGCCAGATGCGGCCATCCTGGACGCCGGGGTGGCCAAGTTCCGCGAATACGCCTGCCTGCACTGGCCCACCGGCAAGCCCGGCCTGGACGAGAAGTTCAAGCTGGCGTCGTTCGACTGGCGCAACGATTACCACCTACGGGTGACCATCGGAATGGTGTATATGGCGATGTCACGGGCCGCCGACGCGGCCGAGGACACCGCCGATGAACCCGATGTGGAGAACCCCGAAGTTTGACGTGATGGCCGCCGTCGCGTTCGTCATCGCCGTGTTCATCCTCATCCTCATCCTGTTCGGGCCGCACCGATGAACCGCGAGGAAGATGCTTGGTTTGCGACCGCCGCCCTGGTGTCGGGCATGGTAGCGCTCGCCGGCGTCATCATCGCCATCCACTTCGTCATAAAGTTCTGGTGACGCACATGAGCCGCGACAGCCTGGAAGCCGTCGCCGCCACCTTCATGGGGATGGTGGTCTGCATCCTGCTCGCCATCTTGTTCTACTTCTTCTACGAATACATGAGCCGCTGATGGCCGCCCCGCTCCCCAAACTGGGCGTAGCCCCGTTCCCGCGAGCGCGGTTCGAGGCGTTCTGCTCCAAGCTGATGATCCAAACCAAGGACTTCGGCCGCATTCCCATGCAGTTGCTGGGAACCCAGAAGTACATACTGGACGAATTATGCGAAGGGTTGGCGCAGGGCGTCACCACCTTCTATATCCTCAAGGCCCGGCAACTGGGCTCCACCAGCTTCTTCATCGCCCTCGACCTGTTCTGGGCGATGGAGCACGACGGCCTGCTCGGCGCCTTCGTCACCCACACCGACCAGTCCAAGGCCCAGTTCCGCAACACCATCAAGATGTACTTCTCCGGCCTGCCCAAGACCCACAAGCTGCGCTGGGATGTCGAGAACCGCGACATGCTGGTATTGAAGAATGGTTCCGTTCTCCAATACCTCGTGGCCGGCATCAAGGAGAAGTCCAAGGGCGGGCTGGGGCGGTCCTCGGCCAACAACTTCATCCATGGGACTGAAACGGCATTCTGGGGCTCGCCCGATGACTTGAACGAACTCTCCGCCACCATGTCGGCGCACTACCCGTACCGCATGAAGATCGAGGAGACCACCGGCAATGGCTTCAACTTCTGGCAGGAGCGATACGCCGAAGCCAAGAATGATCCGACTATCCGATGTGTATTTGTTGGTTGGTGGCGACATGATCATTATCAGTTCCCTGACGACCATCCTTGGTACAAGATATACATGCCGCAAGGAGCGGACACCCCTCTCCACATCCTCGAACGCAAGCGACGAAGACTGGTCAAGGAACAGTATGGCGTGGAGATCACCCACAACCAGATAGCCTGGTACCGCTGGCACCTGGAATCGGAAAAGCAGGGCGACCAGGCCAAGATGGACGAGCAGTTCCCCTGGCTGGAGGACGACGCCTTCGTCGCAACCGGTTCCATCTTCTTCACCAACGACAGTCTCACCGCCGGCATGAAGCGGGCGCGCCAGCAGGCCTTCATGCCGTTCAAATACATGATGTCGGAACGCTGGCAGGACACTGTCGTCAGCGCAACGAGGGACCGCCGTGCCGAGCTTAAAGTATGGGAGGAGAGCGACCCCGCAGGACACTACGTTATCGGTTGTGATCCGGCATATGGAAGCTCTGATGAAGCTGACCGAGCCGTCATCCATGTTGCACGCTGCTTCTCCGACCGAATTGTCCAGGTTGCTGAATTTGTCTCGCCTGTTATCTCGACGTATCAATGCGCTTGGGCGCTCTGCCACCTCGCCGGATACTACCGCAACGTGATGGTGAACCTGGAGATGAACGGCCCCGGCGAGGCGGTGTTCAACGAAATCAACGCGCTGCGGACGCAAACGCACGAAATGATCAACCACAAGCAGGACGGCCGGGAGGCGGACGACCTGCGCTATGTGCTCAACAACATGCGGCACTACCTCTACCGCCGCGCCGACAGCATGGGGGCCGGCCTCGCCTACCAGTGGCGCACCAACGGCACCAACAAGCCGCCGATGATGCACTCGCTCAAGGACGCCTTCGAGCTGCACCGCTTCATCATCAACTCGATGGCGCTGTTGGACGAGATGAAGACCATCGTCATCAAGGACGGCTCGATCCTGGCCGAGGGCAGCAACAAGGATGACAGGGTCATAGCGGCGGCGCTCGCCCACGAAGCCTGGCGGCGCTGGGTGCAGCCGCGCCTGCGCAACATGGGCTTGACTTTCGAGCGCGCCTACATGGAGTCTATCGGGGCCGGCCCCAACCAGATCCAAAAGATTGGGATTGATTATCTTAGAGGCCAGCGCATCTTGGTGGACGGGAGCAAGCTGCAATGATGCGGAGCATCGGGGTAAATCAATGAGCGAGGTACCGATGAGCAAGGTACTGAGCGACGAGAAGGGCATGTCCGTCCTGGACGAGGCGCTGGCCTACGTGCGCGACAAGTGGGTGCAGAACATCACCCCGATGCGCACCGCCTGCTTCCGCTGCGGCGTCGACTCGCCCATCATCCACGTCCCGCTCGGCACCATCGCGTTCGGCGTGCCGGTCAAGCGCGGCGAAACCGATGTCACCAGGGCGGTGCAACTCGCCTTCGACAAGGTCGGCTGGAAGTTCCAGAATCGCAGGTCCTACTGCGGAACGTGCCGCAATTTGGGGAGCGTATGATGATGGTGAGATACCCTGACTCTTGACGAGATCATCAGGTGGTTCCGTCGCTTCAAGTATGACCCGGAATTCCGGGACCAGAACGGCTCCCTCACGGTGAGGCTCGCGCCGCTGTGCGAGATTGCCGGCATCGCCCGGCAGAACGTCCACCGCATCCTGCGCAGGGAAATTGCGCTGACCGAGAACTATCGCGTCCGCCTCGAATACGCGATCGAGTGCGTGCAGAACGGGCTGCGCTGGCAGCGCAAGGACGGCGTCTACCACATCGTCGGCGACGACACCTGGCAGCGGATGCCGCGCTACGAATCCGGCCGCCCGCGCACCCGGAGGGCCGCATAGCATGGTGATCCGGTCTTGGTGCTGCCTTAACAAAAACTGTGTTCATCAGTGGGACGGCGAGGGCGACTATCCCCCGTGTCCCAAGTGCGGCGGCATCCGGGTGCAGTGGGTTCCCCGTCCCGTGGCGATCCGCTCCGAGGCCACCAAGAAGATCGACATGACGGTCAACCAGTTGGTGGCCACCTACGGCGACAAGAACTACCGCTCGCCGCGCACCCACGAGTCGGTGGCGCCGCGCGTCAATCCGGTGCAGACGCCCGGCAAGACCCAGCGGTTCCAGCCCGCCGGCATGGCCGGCTGGGCGGTCGACATGCCGGTCGATGCCAGCGGCCAGCCGGTGTCCATCTGCGCCCCCACCGGGGTGACGGCCAAGCTGCCGATCGCCGCCGACCGGCTGGGCGTGAAGGCACCTCTCAGCAAGGCCTCGCCCTCGCCCACCGGCTCGGTTCCCAGCTACGAGGCCCGCCACAACCCGCCCGGAGGCGTCAAGTGATGGACCCGGCAGTCCAAGTCGCGCTTGAGATGGCGCAAAGCCAGGAGAGCCAGCAAGCCCCAGGCCAGATTTACGATGTTCCTGTGACACCAAACTTGTTTGAAGACTCTCATTTTCCACTTGAGGAACATATTGATCAATTCATCAAGCACAAATCCTTAAAGGAGGGTGACATCATGCGGGTCCCATATCCAGACGGTAATCCCAAACTCTACCGCTACCTGGGGCCTGACTCTGGTGGCCGCAAAGATTGGATGGAGGTCCCTCCCACAAACCCTGACCTGATAAGTTGATGGTCTTTTAATTTGGAGATGACTACGTGATTATTCCGAGGGGTAAAATCAAAGGCGGCAAGGACCGCGACGACAAGGTGCAGATGATCCTGGACACCTGCCTGGCCTCCAAGCGCGACCGCGAAGCCCTCTACCTGCGCCGCAAACGCTATTTCATGTTCGGCACCACCGACTACGCCGTGGAAGTAAAGTATAACCGCCTGCAGGCCCACACCGACCTGGTGGCCTCCTTCCTCTACGCCGCCGACCACTGTCGCTACAACATCGCGGCCCCGCGCAACTCCGACGACGAGACGGTGGCGCAGATCACCGCCCTGGAAGACGAGTGGAACGACACTTTCAGGGACACCGGCATCGCCTACGTGTTCAACGAGGCCGTGCTCTGGGCGCTGATCTACGACAGCATGTTCATCAAGATGGGCTGGAACGACGCCCGCGACCAGATGTTCGGCCGCCTGTTCGGCCCGCACGACTTCGCGGTCTACGACGAGAGCGAACCCGACCTCGACTCGCAGGAGGCCTTCGTCCACTCCTACAGCATCAACTGGGACAACGCCGTGATGCGCCTGCTGCGCGCCGGCAAGAAGCCCGAAATCAAGAAGATGGCGGTGCGCCCCGGCGTGTTCTCCGACGACATGCCCCCGGTGCTCGCCAATCTCCTCATTTCATCGACCGGCGGCCCCAACATCTCCGGGGCCATGAGCGGGCGCGCCACCGTCGACTACGAGCCGCGCGCCACCTACGACCCCAATTCCGACAACCCGATGGTCCGCTTCCACGAGGTCTGGGTGTGGGACGACGTAACCGAGGATTACGCCGTTTTCACCATGTGCGACGGCGTCGACGGTGTGCTGTCCGACTCGCGCGACACCGTCGAGGCGATGGCCAAGGTCACCCACCTGGACAGCGTGAAGCGCCGCTACCAGGGCAAGTCCAATATCTTCATCGAAAACGAGCACCCGTTCATCCATGTCAGACCATACCCCAAGTATGATTTCTTCTGGGGCGAAGCCCATAGCGACCGGCTGATCCCACTTCAGGTATGGACCAACGAACGGCTACAGCAAATCAGTGATGTTCTGGAGCGGCAAGTGGATCCGGCCAAGGTTTTTAGCGGGTTCATGGGATTGACGGACGAAAAGGCCGAGGCGCTCGGCGGTCCCGGCACCTGGGTCACCGACATGGTTCCGGGGGCCAAGGTCGATGAACTCAAGCCCTCTATGCCCGATGACATCTTCGCCGAGTTCAACCAGATCGGTCAGATTTTCCTGGAAGCCTCCGGCCTCACCGAAACCGTCACCGGCCAAGGCACGGCGGGGGTGCGGGGCCGTGGCCACGCCAAGCAACTGGCGACGACCGGCTCGGGCCGCATCAAGAAGGTTGCCGTGGGCCTGGAGCAGCCGCTGGTCAAGATCGGCGACATCGGCATCAAGCTGCTGCAGCGCAATTCCGCCGAGCGCATCACCACCGACACCCAGCAGGAACTGATCCCTGCCCTGGTGGCGGAGCGCAAGCTCAAGATGCGGGTCGCCGGGCATAGTCATTCACCTTTGTTCGCTGATGATAGTCGCGAACAAGCGGCCGGTTTGTTTAAAGCAGGCTGTATCGACCGTGAAATGCTCTTGCGAACCCTCAATCCTCCAGGCGTGGATGGTATGATCCACGCTCTGCGCAAGCGGGTGAAGGCGGAGACGCAACAGGCGCAGCAGAAGCTGGCCGCCGGCATCAAGGACAAGGGCAAGGCGGCCTAGCCGCGAGGCGGCCTAGCCGCGAGGCGGCGTGACTTGGCACTATTCGCTGCCCCCGATCTGGTGTTCACTGTGCCGGCAAGACTCTCCCGCCCGCTCGACGGGTAACCAACAATAGGAGGCTCTCATGGCTCGACGCCACAGGCGCGGCAGGCGGCGTTAATCGCCCCTCGCTTCAACAGTTTCTGGACCCATCAACTGCCCCGCCGGCCCGCGGGGCTTTTTCATGTGAGCCGTCATCTTCGACCTGACACTATTCGCAAGACCTTTTTCGGCTTAATTATTTCGGCCGAATAATTCCCGGAGCGAAAATGCCTCCGCCTTTCGGCCCGCAACCTCCCATGACAGCCGGCGGAATGTTGCCGCCGCGCCCGACCTTGCCGGGCAATCCTGCCGGCGGTCCTGCCGGTCCCGGATCTACTCCGGCGCTTGCTCCAGGCGCGGGCGCCGGCAACGAGGCGGCGGCCGACGCGCAGGTGAAGACCGCAATCGAGACGCTGCATCAGGCGCTGCTCAAGTACCCGATCGCCTCGAAGAAATACAACGGACTGATCAACGCGGTGCGCGCGCTGACCGCAAACTTCGGCAAGGAGTCGGACGCCGCGCTGCAGCCGGCCGCCGTCAAGCAGATGGCGGAAGCGGCCAAGGTCGGCGCTCCAATGGGCGGTGGCGCCCCGCCCCCAGGCATGACGCCGCGCCCGCCCATCGCACCGCCCATGATGGCCCCGATGGGCATGCCGGGCGGCGAGTAACAGGAGAGAGCAATGGCGGAATACACGTACCTCAAGCCCAAGGTCTCCACCGGCGACATGGGCGAGCGCAAGAAGAAGAACGGCCTGTTCCAGAACATCCCGAGCTACCCGGAACTGGGCGGTTTCTCCGCCGCCTCCAAGGTGAAGGCCTCCGACCGCCAGCTGGCGCTAGAAAAAGGCGACTTGACCCGCAAGGGCAAGCCAATTTAGCCGATGCGAGGACCAGTCAACGATAGGTTTGACGACAAGTTCATCCCCGAGCCGATGAGCGGCTGCTGGATATGGACCGGCGCGTCTATTCCGAACGGGTACGGGTCATTCACTCCGGCTACCAAGACCAAGGTTCTTGCGCATCGGTTCTCCTATGAGCGTTCTGTCGGGCCAATTCCTCCGGGTCTTCAGTTGGACCATCTCTGTCGGGTTCGGCTGTGCGTGAACCCAGACCATCTGGAGCCTGTGACGCACTTGGAAAACCAAAGACGTGGTTCCAGGGCGACCAAAACTCACTGTATCCACGGCCATTCTCTGCACGACGCTTACGTGTGGAAGAATCAACGTCATTGCCGTGAGTGCGGTAGGCGGCGTGAGTGCAACAGGGAGGCCGCGATATGAACTTCCTGAAACATTTTATGGCTTCGAAGGTCAACTCCGGCGGCAACAACGAGTTGCTGGCGAGCCTCAAGCTTGAAACGGTCTACGAGATTACCGCGCTGTGCCTGCAGCTCGCCGGCAATCGCTCGACGCGCGCCCGTTTTTTCCGGCTCGTCGCGGAAATAGACCCCAAGTACAAACTGCCGGAGGACGTGGCCCCGAAGATGGAGATCATATCCGATGCCGGATAAAGCCAAAGACACCGTCGAGGTCGATAACGCCATCAACCCGTTCGCCCGCAAGGGCTACATGGTGTCCACCTCCGACAAGATGACCGCCGACATCGGCAGCAACCCCGAGACGATGTTCAAGTCGGGCAACCTCAAGGACAAGGCGGCGGCCAAGCACTACGGCAATCCCGGCGGCTACCCCGGCTTGGCCGGCCTCAACCTCAAGGACGACTACTGATCATGCCTCCCTCCCAGCAAACATTGATGGAACTGGGCCAGTTGGCGCTCAAGCTCGCCGGCAACCCCAAGACCCGCAAGGATTTCCTCAAGCAGGTGCAGGCCGCCGACCCGAATTACCGCCCGCCCGCCGACGTGCAGCTCGATGAGTTCAAGGCCGAGATCAAAAAGGACCAGGAAGAGCGCGAAATCCGCGCCCAGGCCGCCCGCCAGCAGAATTTCCGCTCCAATCAGCGCCAGAAACTGATCAGTTCCGGCAAATACACCGAGGACCAGGTCAAGGAAATCGAAACCGCGGTGATGAAGAAGTACGGCCTGGCCGATTACGAGGCCGCCGCCAAGCTCTACGCCGCCGATGTGGCCCCCGCCAAGCCTTCCAACCGCGAGAAATTCCGCCACGGCCAGATCTGGGAGTTCCCCAACCTGCCGGGACTGCTGCAAAACCCCGAAAAAGCCGCATCCGACGCCGCCTACGCCATCATCGATGAGATGAGACAGGGCCGTTAGACATTTCAACTGTTTGATAGGAGGCTGATTTGCCGCAATTTGGCCAAGGCGTAATACCGGCACAGGGTGCCATAGCAGCAGAATTGGCGGCGATTACCAGAAGGGCATTTTTGCCAAAAGTTTTCATTCAACTCTGGAAGAGTACGCCGTGGATGGCGGCTATGCTTAGTCATGCACAGGTTGCGTCAGGCGGATTATCCCCTATTACTGTTCCTTTACAGGGAAATCCGATGGTTACCATTCAAAATATTGGGTATGATGGTAGCTTCAACCAGCCGGGTGTGACGCCGGGCCTGCAGAACGCCGAGTTCAACCTCAAGGGTTATCTCACGGCCATCCCCTTCTTGGGGATGGAGGGCCTGGTGCAGTTGGACTACAGCGTCGTGCCGCTGATTGAGGCGCGCATGAACGACGCCACCAACGTGACGTTGGATCGGTTCTCGACCGACATGTACAACAACATTGCCAACACGCAGTCGATGATCGGGCTGCCGGCGGCGGTTGATGACGGCACCTTTGCGGCCACCTACGGCGGGCTATCCCGTCCCAACAATACTTTCTGGAAATCCACCTACGTCCACAACGGGTCGCCCACCACCCCAACCCGCAACCTGATGCTCCAGTACATCAGCCAGGTTACGAAGGTGACGGGCGAAATTCCCAAGATGGGGTTGATGGGGTTCGGCACCTGGACCAACCTCGCACAGGATTTCACACCGAATGAACGCTATGTGGTTACACCCAACCAGGCGTTCGGCGAGGGCAAGGTCGAGGCCCTGTTCCGCGCCCTCGATGTAGCAGGCGTTCCGTTCTATCCTGACCCTTATTGTCCTGAAGGGGTCCTCTATCTCCTGAACACCGACTACCTCTCGCTCTACGTCCATGAGCGGGCTTCCTTCCACTTCACCGGCTTTGAATCGACGCTCGCCAACGGCCAGTTCGGCTATCTCGGAGCGTTGCTGACGCTTCTGGAGATGGTGGACGTGAAATGCAAGGCCCACGGCAAGTTCGACAACATCGCCTTCCTGAACATCTAAGGGTGACATCATGGCTCGCCTCGGCGGTTCCTTTCCTTTCAACCCGGCAGGCTCCTTTGTCGTCGCCCTTGCCGGTGGCCAATACTTCTATCCTCCGTCCGGCTCCTACCTGGCGGCCCCAACCCTTGCCACCACGATCATCCAGTGGTGGGACCCCATCACCGGCGCCTGGCGCAACCTCGCCACGCCGCACCCGATTTCGTTCGATGGCTACAATTTCCGTATCGCCAACACGCTCGGGATGGTCACCAGCGTCACCATCACCACCGCCGGCACCACCGGCACCAACGGCATCGGGCCGACCCAGACCGGCACCAGCATCGGCTTCACGGCCCCCGGCGGCAACGGCATCACCACCAAGGGCTACGTCATCATCGGCGGCGCGCTGTCGGCCCCGACCATCACTACCGCTGGCTCCGGCTTCGTGGCCGCGCCCATCATCCTCATCGACCCGCCGCCGCCCGGCGGCATCCAGGCGACGGCGACCGCCGCCATCAACCCGGCCACCGGCGTCCTGGCCGCCGTCACCCTGGTCAATGCCGGGGCCGGCTACCTGACGCCGCCCAACTACTACGTGGTGCCGCAATTCCTGGACTATCCGGGCCAGCCGGCGCTGCCCTACACCATTCCGTTGCCGCCCACGCCGATTGCGCCCAACTTCCCGCCCGGCCAGATCCAGAACATGCCGCCGCAGATCTGGATGCAGGGCTTGCAGCCCTCGTTCCCGATTCTCGGCGGTGCGCTGGTGACCTCCGGCGCCCTGACCGGCTCCGGCACCTTGACCGGCATCGTCATCACCAACGGCGGCTCGCTCTACGCCGCCGTCCCTACCGTCTCGTTCGCGGGCGGCACCCTGGTCGGCACCCCGGCCGGCACCGCCGTCTTCGGCGGCGCCGCGGCCAACGACAGTGTCAACTTGCAGATGTTCATCAATGACTAGCCCCTACACTCCCGAGGTCCTGGCCATGGTCGATTTCGTGGCGACGGCGCGCCGGGACGCCTACAACACCGCGCCGCGCACCAGCAACGACGCGCTGGAGGCGGCTATGTTCGTGGCCGAAACGCAAGCCTACGCCCAGTGGGTGGAGAACCACCCGCCGCCGATGCTGGACTCGCTGTCGCCGGACACGGCAGTGGCGGGCGATCCCGCCGACATCGTCCTGTCCTGCATCGGCACCGGCTTCAACGAGTCCACCGTCATCACCTTCGGCAACTTCGATGAGCCGACCACGTTCGTGTCCGACACCGAGGTCACCACCGTCGTCAAGCCGTCCATCTTCGTGAATCCCGACACCGTGCCGGTGAAGCTGCACAACAGCGTGGCGTTCTCCGACCCGGTGGACTTCACCTTCACGGCCCCGGTGGTCAGGGCGGTTGATCCCGCGGCCGTCCACGGCCCGCTGCTCGGCCCGCAGCCCGACCCGTTCCATGCCGAGCCTCCCATCCCGGACAAGCTCTCCGAAGGCGACAATCCGGTGGATTACGAGGACGAGGGTGACGAAGGCGAGTGGGTGGATGACGAGTCGCCCGACGAACCGGACAAGCCCAAGAGCAAGGTCAAGAAGAAGAAGGCACACCGATGACCGAGGACGCAGAACTCGCCGCCCCGCAGGTGATGAACGTCAAGATCGTGAACCGGAACGACTTTCCGATCAGCGACCGCTTCGATGGCGTGCCCTACGTGTTCGAGCAGAACCGCGCGGTCGCCATCCCGATCGACGCCGCCAACCACATCTTCGGCTGGTATCCCGAGGTCGACATGGCCATCGTCAAGCGGCATGTGCAGAAGCGCATGGGCTGGAACACCCCCGACATGGACAAAGACGGCCGCGCCGAACGGTTCTGGCAGAACCTCGACATCACGCCCATCCTCTACCGCATGGTGCCGGTCGACGCCGAGCCCACCAAGGCGAAGCCCCCGGTCGCCAAGATGACGGCGGAAGCTCGGGTTTGAGGCCAAGGACTGGTACATGAATGCTCCTCTCCGATTATATCTCGCAGGTTCAGGAGCTGGTCCACGACAGTTCGGCCATCGACTTCACCCCGGCTGAACTGACTTCATTCGTCAACAACGCCCGCACCAGAGTTGCGCTCGACTTCCATTGCGTGCGGACCTTCTTCACCGGCATCGCCACCATCACCAACCAGGAAACCTACCCGATGACGGGTGGGGTCGGCGGTGCCATCGTTACCAGCCCCGGACTCTATCCGGCGCCTCCCACCGTGACGTTCGGGCCTCCTGGCGGCGGTGGCACCACCGCGACCGGCACTCCGGTCATGGCCGGCACCGCTCCCAACCTGACCGTGACCGGCGTTGCCATGACCAGTTGGGGTTCGGGCTACACCTCCGTTCCCCCCGTCACGTTCTCGCCCCCAGGTGCCACCGCCACCGCCGTCGCCATGACCAACGTCATCGACTTCCTGTCGGTGTCGTTCCTGTACGGCACCATGCGGACCATGCTGCAGTGGAAGGTGTTCACCTACTTCCAGGCCATCTTCCGTTCCAACACGCTGCTCACCGGCCAGCCAGCGGCCTGGAGCAACTACACCGAGGCCAATCTCTGGTACATCTACCCGGTGCCGGACCAGGCCTATGCGCTGGAAATCGACGCCGTGGTGTTGCCCAACCCGCTGGTGCTGTCGACCGACAACGACCTGCAGATCATCCAGCCGATGGCGGATTGCGTGCAGTATTACGCCTCCTGGCTGGCGCTGTTGAAGCTGCAGAACTTCGAGCAGGCCGAGTACATGAGCAAGAAGTACGAGGCGCGCTTCGGGCAGATCCAGCGCACCCGGCAGACCCGGCGCATGGCCAATGTCTACCAGACCGTGTGGCGGCGCCTGCAGAGAGGCTGGTAAATGGCCGACCTCGCAGCCACCCAGAAGGCCACCAAGTCCTACATCGCCTATCGGGGCTTCACCTCGATGGACACCCAGTCGGCGCGCGAGGCGCTGCCGGTCACCAATCTGGCCTGGTGCGAGAACCTGCAGATCGTCGGCCCCAACCAACTGGTCGCCTGCGACGGCCCCGCGCCGCCCATCGCCCAGATCGCCGGCGAGGTCATCGTCTCGCAGTTCTTCGCCAACTTCACCCCGCCCGGCGGCGTCAACACCGACTACGTGGTGAACTTCTGCCAGTCCGGGGCCGCCTACCTGACCGTCATTGCGACCGGTGTGACCACCCAGTTCGCGCTCGCCGGCACCTTCTCGCAGACGCCCGACATGACGGTGTGGGCCTCGCAGCGCATCCTCATCGCCGACTCGATCGCCGGCTACTGCACCTACGACGGCCACGTCCTCGCCCTGTCAGGGGGCGTGTCGCCCAACATCGTGGTCACCGCCGGAGGAGGCGTCTATGGCACACCGCCTGCTGTCACTATATCGGGAGGCTCTGGCACTGGTGCGACGGCTCATGCCGTCCTCACCGGCGGGGTCGTCACCTCGGTCGTCCTCGACTCCGCCGGTACCGGCTACAAAGCCGGAGACACCCTCACTGTCACCTTCACGCCGGCCACCGGCGCCCCCGCCGCCACCGCCATCGTCTGGCCCATCCCCACCATCCAGCCGACCACGCTAGCCATCTTCGCCGGCCGGGTCTGGCTCGCCGCCCAGCGCGTGCTATTCTGGACCGGCACCAAAGGATACGACGATGCCGCACCCGCCAACGCATCCGGGTCCACTACGCTCACCGACGCGGACCTCGTCCACATCATTACTGCATTACGTTCCCTCAACAATTTTCTGTATATATTCGGGGACAATTCGATCAAGCAAATCGGGACCGTCACGGTTTCCGGTTCTATCACCATCTTCAACATCGTCACGCTATCGTCTGACCAGGGGACTCCTTTTCCCCGAGCAATCACCTCCTACAACCGGCTGATCCTGTTCGCAAACAAAGTGGGGGTTTACGCCATCCTCGGAGCCTCGGTCGAGAAAGTCTCCGACCAGATGGACGGCATCTTCTCGCTGATGGACTTCACCCAGCCGCTGCAGGCGGCGGTGCAGGACCTGCACACTTCGTTGCACACTTTTCTGTTGCTCTCGCGTTACCGCGACCCGGTGCGCGGCGTCACCCGCTCGCTCATTCTGTGCTTCTACAAAAACCGCTGGTTTGTCGCCAACCAGGGTGACAGCCTCAAAACCATCGTCACCTGCCCGATCAACGGCATCACCGAGACGTTCTCGTCCTCGGGCCAGGACATAACCCAGATATTCCAGGCCAAGGTGCCGGTGCCGATGCTGCTGCAGACGGCGCTGTCGGACAACAACGCCCCCAACCAGGGCAAGCGCGCCATCCGCTGCTCGGTGTCAATGTCCGCTCTGACATTTGCCACCATGCTGCTGACCAGCGACAGCGAGAACGGCTCGACCCCATTCCCGTTCCAGACCGGCAACACCGTCACCTGGGTCAATAACGCCAACCAGCCGGTGCAATTCCAGAACAACAGCAACCAAAATGTCTACTGGTTCGCCACCGGGTTCATCTACCAGCGGTCGCCCGCTGCCGGCACCGGCGTCTACCTCGGCATTACGCTACAGGGCAGTTTCGCCGGCCTCACCATCAACGGCCTGGTGATGGAGTACCAGGATGCCGCCACCATGGCGTCGAGGACATCAGCCTGATGCCAATATTTTTTCACAGTACAGTGTTACCGAAAGACCCGGCCGGGTTCTCCATCTGGCTCAACGAGCATTACCTTGAGCACGCGCAATTCGTCCGCATCTTTCAGACTCAAACGACGCCTCTGTTCATCCCCGACTACAATTTCGCGCTCTGGGACGACGACAAGAAAATCATCAGCGCCTGGCTGGAATCCCACGAAGCCACGCATCGGGCGCTACGGACCTATACCGGAGTCGGTGGCATAGACCTGGCCGACGTGGACCTCACGCAAGAGGATCAATTCTACAGTTGGATGGATGACCACGCCGACGAGCACTCGTTAATTCGTAGAGCACTGGGGATCACATGACCAGATTGACCGACGACCATCTCGACCTGTGGCTGTGGGGCCGGCAACCGTCCTGGATGGTATGCAGCGGCGATGATGGCGGAGACGGCGGAGACGGCGGCGACGGCGGAGACGGTGGCGGTGGCGACGGCGGCGGCAACGACGGCGGTGGAAATGATGGCGGCGGCGGCGGCGACAGCGGCGGCGACAGCGGCGGCGATACTGGGGGTGGGAACGACGCCGGAGGTGGGGGTGGCGGTGGTGGAAGTGATGCAGGCGGCGGTGGCGGAGACGGAGGCGGAACTGAATCCGGCGGAGGTGGTGGTGGCGATGGCGGCGGCGATGCCACTGGTGGCGATCAGTCTCCCGGCGGCGGTGGTGGTGGCTCTGACGCTGGTGCAGCCGCTGGGGAAGACGGCGGAGGTGGTCCTGCATCTGATGCGACGGGTGGAACGCAGGGAACTTCGGCTGACGGCGGTGGCGGGCCGGCGGACAGCGGTGCCGTAGGTTCCGACCCTACCGGCGGCGACCAAAGTCCATCGTTGGACGGCTCCACCAGAGATTTTGGGGCCGGTGGCCCCGATGCGACCGCCCAGCCCACCCGCGACGACATCAACGACTTCGGTGCCTTTGGTCCCGATTCCAGGACGACCGCCACGACCGACAATGCGGCGGTTGGCCCGGCGGCCAATGTCTCGCAGGCGGGCGGCCTCTCTACCGATGCGGCGGCCATGCTCGACCAGGCGCCGGGCCTCGGGAAAGCTCCTGCTGCGGGCAGCGTCGTCGGAGCGGGAAATCTAGCGTCCGCTCTTTCCGGGGACACGCCTGTTTCGCAGGCGCTCGGTCAGGCTGCATCAACGAATCCTGGAGCGGCTACGCCGTCTGGCCTGCCGGCTGGTGTTGCCGGCGGTAACTTGAGCAGCAACAACATTATCGACCAGGCCACCATAGCGATGGACCCGGCTAATCGGTTGACTTCGGACCAACTCAAGCCAACCGAGCCTGGTAATGAACCAGAGGCTCCGTTCGGGTTGCCGGGGAGTCATCCATCCAATCAACCGGAGAATGCTCCACAACCTGGAGGTCAGCCCGGCGTCAGCAATCAAGGACCATCTGGCCTTGCCTCGCTCGGCGGCCCGGTGGCGGGGACGGTCGCGGCCGACCAGATAGGACAGCCCGCCCAGACCGGGGAGGAGGCAATCCTCGCGGCGCAGCAGGGAATGGCGAAGGCACAGGCCGCCGAGGACACCAGCCCGCTTCCTGACGATGCGCCGACCCCGGATCAGCCTGCTCCGGTGCCCGGCGGCATCAACGAAGGTCCCCCGGCAAACATGGCTGGTGTTCCTTCCAACATGAATATGAAACTCGCAGGTAACGACTTCGGCCCCGGCACGAGCATCCTCGGGATTGAGGTCGATGGCCAGCCGACCAGCGCCCCCGCGCCTGCAATAGTTCCGGGGACTCAACGCCCTGGATTTGAAACGATGGAGGGCTTCAACGATGTAACCATTCCTGCAGCCACATCGTCGTTCAATGAACAACTTCAGGCGGGAATGTTTCCTGATAGTGGTCCAGTGCCGGCCTCAATAGCGGAGGGCAATCAACTTCCGTCACTCGGCGTAACCAAGGGTGACTTCTTGGGAGACCCCAGATTGGCTGATGCCACCAGCACTCTTCCCGGCTTGGAGAATCTTCCCGGCCTGAATAACCCATCTCAGGGGCTACAAGGCGGCAACCTCACGCCTGAAAGTCAGGAGAACAAGGTTGCCACGACTACCGTAGCACCGGGCGGGCCGACGAAGGACGTGGCGTTTAGTTCTCTAATTGGTGACGCCTCCCTGCCTGGAGTAGAGCCGTTTTCCGGGGGCAAGCCGGTTGCGACATCGGTCGTTGCCGGAACTCCAGATCCAACCGCAGTTCCCGCCCCAAACGTCAAGATAGCCAGCGGAGGGTTCAACGAGATTGATGCGGCGGCCGGACCCGCGCCTGCACCAGCTCCCGGTCCCACGCCCGATACCAAGCCTGCTGCTGGCCCGGCCCCAACTGTCCAGGGGGGAGGCCCGGCCGACACCCAGCAGGCCAGCACGCCTAGCCTCAGTCCTGACGCCGCGTCTGCGCTGGATAAGGGTGACACTGGCGGACCCGGGGGCGGCAATGCGCCGGGGGCCGGCATCCCGCTCGCCTCGCAACTGATCCAGCCGATACCGGGCGGCGATGTCACCACGACCAATGCCACCACGCCCGCCGTGACCGGAAACACGGCGGCCATCCCGTTCCAGAACCCGCTCTTGGGCGACGAGGGCAATCCGGCCGGCAATTTCAATCCCGAGCAGGGCCTCTATGCTCCGCCTCCCCGACCCGGCGGCCCGCTGTCGCTGCCACCTGATGTTCTCGCGGCCCTGAACAACGTATAGGAGCGGCCCATGGCCTCCTGGGAAGACTGGATCAACCGGCAGATCGGGGGCATTGAGGCCCACCCGTGGCAATCGGCGCTGGAGGCGGCCGGCATCGGCGCGGCGGTCGCCTTCCCGTTCGTGGCCCCAGAGATTGCGGCCGGCTTTGGCGCGGCCGACCTCGGCGTCGGAGCGGCCGAGGCGGGCGCGGTGGGGGCCGATGTCGGTCTTGGGGCTGCCGGCGCGGAGGCCGGCCTGACGGGTGCTGATGTTGCCGCTGCCAGCGAACTGCCGAGCTTGGCTGGTGCCGGAGCCGATTTTGCGGGTGCGGCCGGCGCGGCTGCCCCGGTGGTGGATACCGCCGCCGGACTGGCCGGGGCCGATGTCGCCGCTGCCAGCGAACTGCCGGGACTCGGCGCGGATGCCCTCAATTTTGCAAACCTCGGCACCACGGTTGGAGCCGATACCGCAGGCGAGCTGGCGCAGGCTCCCAGCCTAACCGGCACGTTGGAGGCCGGGCAAGCTGACCTGGCCGCACCCAACGCGGGAGCCAATGCGGTCGCCAGCGTTGGGCAGGGCGGGACAATTGCGCCATCGGCTATAGCGGGTGGCAACGACCCCAACATTGCAGCAGCAATCGACGCTGAGTTGCCATCGGTGAGCCAGACCCCGACTACTACGGCGCAGTTTGCCGCCTCGGCCAACCCCGTCACTCCGAGCGGTGAGCCCGATTTTGCCGCGATGGCGCGCGGGCCTGGCTCCGATGCGATGGCTTCGGCCTCTACAGACCCCTTACCATCGGCCGCGCCTGCCGCCGCCCCTGCGGCTGCACCAGCTGCCCCTTCCACGGCCTCCAGCGTTTCCTCCGCGCTGGGATCCGCCCTCAACAGCCCCTACACCAAGGCGGCGGAACTCGCGCTGCCGCTCGGCTTCCTCGGCTACAACCTGCTCAAGGGGCCGCCCCCGATTCCGCCGCAGACGCAGCAGGCCGTCACCCAGGCACAAGCTGGATTAGGCGTGGGTGCCCAGGCGCAGCAGAACGTGCCGGCCCTCCAGCAAACGACTGCCCAGAATCTGGCGCAGGCCAATGCCAACCAAGTGAACCCCGGCCAGCAGGCGGACTTGGACACCCAAGCGCAGAATGAGAAGAACCAACTTTACCAGCAGCTCGCCAACCAAGGCATTAACCCGCAGTCGTCCACCCAGTGGATTCAGGGCCAGCAGCAGATCGACCAGAAAATTGCCGCCCAGAAGGCGCAGATGGTTCAAGGCCTGTACACCACCGCGTTTCAAGCCCAGACCTCCTCCAATGCGGCTCTGGGCGTCGTCTCCAACGCCAATGCGCAGTTGATTTCCGCCCTGCAGAACGCCGGCGCCCAGCAGGTGCAGAGCAACACCGCCTTCACCAACGCCACCGCCTCGGCCATGCAGTCGTTCGGCATGATGGCGGCGCTCTCGGGCGGCTTCGGCGGCGGCAGGACCCAGACCCAGCAAGTGCAGAACGCAGCGGTGTAAGCCATGGCCGACTATCCCGATTTCGACGCCCTGACCGACCCGGCGGCCTTCAAGCCCGCACCACCGCAAGCGTTTGCCGATGGGACCAGGCCGCCGTGGTTGAACCCGGAAACGGCGAAAACACCGACCGGCATTTCCGGGGATGCGGCCGACGCCATGGCCGATGCCACTCCAACCAGCGGCGAGGACGACGCATACCAGAAGAGCCAGCAGAGGATTATCGACAGGATTCAGAGCGATACGGATAAGTCCGACGCTCTACAGGGAAAGAACGAGGCATTGGAAGCGGAGCGGAAGAAGAGGCTTGACCCTCTCTATGCGGACTATGAGAGAAAGTTGAATCAGCCACGGCCGCAACTCGGCCAACTGCAGAAGGCTCCTCCGCCCCCCGAGAACCCGTTCATCAAGGGCGGCGGCATGGAGTACATGGGCATCATGTCGGTGTTCGCCGGTCTCGCCGGTGCGCTCGGCCGCTCCAACGCCACCACCACCATGGCCGCATTCGGCGGCGCCATGAAGGGCTACGCCGAGGGCAACGAGGAGGTGTTCCAGCAGCAGACCAAAGAGTGGGAGATAGCCAACAAGAAGATGCTGGAGGACAACCAGTCCAAAATGGATCAGTACAGAGCCATTTTGGAAGACCAGAAGATGACCATGGATCAGAAACGGGAGGAGATAAAACTGGTCGCCGCGCAATTCCAAGACGAAATTATGTTCAACACGCAGAACATGAACCACTGGGAAAAGTCTGCCCAGACCTACGAGCACATTTTCCAGGTCAACGAACAGATAAAGGACCGTTCTGAGCGGATGAAGTTGGCTATTGATGCAGTAAACGACAGGATGGAACAACGGAGGGCAGCGTCTGAGGTTTCTTTGCTGCCGGTTGTCCAGCGCCGTATTGCTGGAGACAAAGCAGCATTTAACGGGCTAAATCCCAACAGCAAGAAGCTGGCTTTGGATATCTACGAAAGGGTCGCCGGAGAACAAGGCATTGACGGAACCAAGCAGGCCAAGATTGACCAGGATTATGGCGGTGAGGTCTCCTACCAACGAGCCGGAGGAACGCAGGCGGCGAGGGTAGAGAGTGCCAGCAATGAAGTCGCCGGGTTGGTTCCGCTTGCTATTGAGAGTTCCAAGAAACTACCGCGCGGCAAATTTGTTCCGCTTAATCAGTTGATACAGGGCTGGCAAGCGGGAACCAGCGATCCAGCATATAATGAATTCTTGACCAACAATTTCGCTCTGACCAACGCCTACGCCCGAGCCATGAACCCAACTGGCCAGCCTCGCGTCACAGAAAGACTGGAAGCAAAGGCAGAAGGCCTTCTCAGCAAGGCGACAAGCCAAGCGGCATATGAGGTTCAGGCAAGGCAACTATGGAAAGAGGTCCAGACCAGCAAGGGGGCCGTGGCCCAAACCCGCGCGGGGCCTACAGCACCGCAACCGTTTCCCGGCGATCCCAAAATCGGTGACCGCAAGCAGTTCAAGCAGGGCGTCGGAGTTTGGAACGGAACCACCTACGTGCCGGAGACTCAGTGATGGCCGAATTGCCGGATGCACCGTGGGTCAAACAGTCCAAGCAGCCAGAAGCCTCTGATCTGCCGGACGCGCCATGGGCGGAAAACACGAGCCCAAAAGACAGAACGTGGGGCGGCGCGGCCTTAGAGGGTATCGGCAATATCCCAGAAAGCGCAGTTAAGTTTGGTTCTGACATTGCGCAGCCGTTCCTTCATCCAATCAACACAGCCGCTGCTATGAAGGATCTGGGTCTTGGCGTGCTCGAAAAAACCGGTCTGCTGTCTGGGCAGGATCACACCAAATATGCTGATGCGGTCGGCAAGATGCTGGTGGACCGTTACGGCAGCGTGGAGGCCGTTAAGAATACGCTTGCAACCGACCCGGTCGGTCTTGCCGGTGATTTATCGATGCTGTTTACGGGTGGCGGCTCGGCGGCGGCGAGATTGCCGGGCGCTGTCGGCAAAATAGGCGAGACGGCTGCGGCGGCGGGACGGATAATCGATCCAATCAATGTCGGCACAAAAGGGGTCCAGGCCGGGAAATATGCTGTTGATGCGGTTACCGGTGGTGGGCTGACCTCCAAGACCACGGCACGCGCCGATATTGGGCGTGCATTGGCGCGCGATGAGATGACGCCGGCAGAAGCAGCGCAAGCCAAAGTTCCGGGTCGGGACCCGGTCTTGGCCGATGTAGGCGGGGAAAATACTCGCGGGTTGATGGAGCGGGTGGCGCAGACCCCAGGCGCCGGCCGCACCATCGTTACGCCGTTTCTCATGGAACGCCAGCAACAGCAAGCCAGTCGAATTGCCGGCGACCTGTCCGAATTGACCGGCAGTCACCGGACAGCGTTCCAAGCCGTAAATGAAACGGTTGCGGAACGCGCCAAGGCGGCGGCTCCGTTGTATTCCGCTGCCTTGGAGGCTGGGGATAGGGAGGTGTTTTCGCCCGGTCTTGAGCGGCTGACCGCAAGTCCTACCATTCAGGCTGCCATGCATGGTGCAGTCAGGATTTGGCGCGACAACGCTGTTGCGGATGGGTTTGGGGCGATGAACCCTGGTGCCATGGTGGAACGCGGCGGCTTGCTGTCGTTCAAAAACGGCCAGGTTCCCGTGTTTCCGAATTTGCAATTCTGGGATTACACCAAACGTTTGATAGACGACAGGATTTCGATTGCGAAACGTTCGGGTCAAAATCAAAAAGTGAGAACCCTGACACAGCTTGCACAGCAGTTGCGCGGGGAACTGGATGCCGTGGTTCCCGAGTATGCCGCAGCACGGGCGGCGTGGTCGGGGCCATCCGCGTATCTCGACGCTATCGAGGTGGGTCGGGACATCCTATCGCGCAATGTTTCGGCAGAAGAGTTCGCAGCCAATTTTCACGCGCTTGAGGATGTTGAGAAAGAGGCCGTGAGAGAAGGCGCGGTTTCCAGCATTGTCGGACGGATGGGAACCGACCCCGCCAAGCTCGGTGACATGACCAAGTATCTGCGTTCGCCGGAAATGCGGAAGAAAATAGTGGCTATCATGCCTACGCCCGAGGCTGCGCAGAAATGGGAGAAGTTGCTGGCGTTCGAAACGCAATCTTCCGAAATGACGGGACAGGCACTCAAGGGTTCCGCCACGGCGCGGAGATTGGCGGAAATGCAGGACGCAAAATCAATCATGGGCGACTTGGTCATGGACGCCTTTTCCAGCTCCCCCGTTGGCTTGCTGCGTCGGCTGACGATTGGCACGGCTAAAAAGATACGCGATACCGTGCGTTCAAGAACCGATAAGGAAATAGCTCGCATCATGACCAGTCCGGCGGCATTGCAATCTCTGCCGGCCACTCTTTCCGGTGAAGTGCGGCCTCACCCTCCGCTTCTGCTCAAGTCCCTCCCGGTCAGGGGGATTGGACAGGCAGCGCGCCAGCTAGGGCGCGCACAGCCGACCAACATCGGGACGGTAACGCCCTCGGGTGCTGATGCGCTGGACAACGCCCAGCCATGACGGAGCGGCAGAAGGGTTTCATGGAAACCCTGGAGCAGGAGGTTCGCAAGGTGCTGCGCGACAAGAACATCGAGCCGGCCGAGCGGCTCAAGGCCATCGAGGTCGGCGCCAAGCTGTTGGCCATCCGGCACAAGATCGAGGACGGCATAGGAGGCCAAAGTGGCAGTTTTTTTCAGAAGTGAGGCGTGACATGGCTGAACCCGCCAACCTGCCCGAGGGTGTGACTCCCGACCTCTTGTACGATGGCCCTCGCATTGTCGAGATGCCGCCGCCGCCACGGCCTCGCCCTCTCATGGAGGCGGTGAACAAGGTCAATGCGGCGGCGGACAAACTGGTCCAAGCCATCCCGGCGCCGGCTCAGGTGTCATCTACCCCAGGAGAGGAAAAGGGGTACGCTGCAGTCCTCACGGCGGCGCTCGACGTGCTGTCGGCCCGCCTCTTGGGTCTGCTCGCCGTCATCGCGGCCTGCGCGCTCTGGGGCTTTGCGGTCTACGACCCGGTCCCGCTGCGGATTGCGGCGGCCGGGCTGTTCAGCGTCACCGTGCTGGGACCAATCGTGGCTCTATACTGGAAGGCCGGCGTGACCGGCGGAGGCGCATGACATGAAATATTGGCTTGCAATGCTTGCTCTGCTGCTCGCCTGCCCAGCGCAGGCCCAGCAGAGCCAGCCGTTTCACCTGATCAGCGCGGCCAACACCAACTCCACGGTGGTAAAGCCGGGGGCCGGCGTGGTCGTGAGCGTGGTGGCCATCAATACGACCACCTCGATTTACTTCCTCAAGTTCTACGACATAGCGACCGCTCCCCTCTGCAACACGACCCCGGTCAAGTTCACCT